GTACCCCTTGAGCGGAGGGGCACTCCACCCGGCCGATCCATGTCCCGGCGTCCCCGGCGTCCCGGCGGAGCCGGGAGGGGACCGCAGGGGGATGCGGGTACGTGGACGCCGGGGCGCGGATGCGCGGCGGTGGCGTGGTCCGGGACGGGCCGACCTGACGGACCGGTCCCCAGCCTCCCTTGGCCGGCCACGGCTGCACCTGGTGCGCGTAGCTCGGTGAGAGGGCCGGGCCGGTTCTCGCGGAGGCGGTGAGCGACCTGCCACGCCCGCGGCCACGTCGTCGGGCCGGTCCTACCGTCGGCCGGGCCGAGGCCGACGCCGAAGCGACGGTGCCCGGACCTCCGGAGGACCGGCGGCGGTCGTTCTAGCTCCAGCCGCCGAACAGGCCGCCGCTGAGCTGCGCCGAGCAGATGTTGTATCCGCCGGCGGCGTGGCCGGTCTTGGTCTTCCCGTCCACGGTCACCGAGCAGTGGATGTCGCCGCCGCCCGACAGTTGCGCGGTGACGACGTAGTACATGGCGTCGTCCTTCAGCGTGAGCGTCTTCGTCATCGGCAGACCACGGCCTTGCAGGTTGTCGCTGTCGCTGCCGTAGGTGATGTCCAGGCCGGACGGCGCGGACCCCCACACCTTGAACACGACCTTGTCGGCGGACGCGGCCGCCTTCGTCTTCTTCGGCTTGGCCTTCGTGGTGGCGGCCTTCGCCGCCTTCGCCGTCTTCGTCACGGTGACCGTCGGGGCGGGGGCGGCCTTCGCCTTGCTCTTGGCGGTTTCCGTGACGGTGACGCGCGGCGCGGGCTTCGCGGCGGCGGCCGTCTTCTGATCGTCGCCGGAGGAGCCTATGCCGACGCCGATGAACAGGATGAACAGGGCGGCGGGAATGGCGATCCGCTTACGAGCCCACTTCGGGCGGCCGGTGGGCTGCGGCGGCACCGGAGGCGGCGGTACCTGGCTCCAGCCGAACGGTCCGGACGGCGGCGGCTGGTTCTGCGACATGTGTCCCCCCTGGGTGGTGCGTTGAGGGATGAACGTAACGGTGTAGGTGAGAGTTCTGTAAGAGTCATGGAGGTACGGTGATGAAACCGTAACGAAATGTGAACCTTCAACGAACTTGCTCCGCCCGGAGCTCGGGACGGGGTGGTTGCCGGATCGCGAGGGGTCCGGGTCCTGCCGACCCTCCGCCAACCGGCAACGGGACGAGGGTGGTTCGCCATACACGACATCAGGCCGCGCCCGCCAGTCAGCCCCGGTGCAAACGCGGTACAGCTACGCTTCCGCACAGATCGCGTCCCCGGGGGAACCTTCATGTCGCCACGCCGCACCCGCGGTTCGTCCTGCCAGTCGGTCGTCATCCGCCTCGTGTGGACCGTCGGTATTCCGCTCGCGGTTCTCCTCCAACTGGTCAAGCACGTTCCGGAAGTCGGCATCCCGTTGATCCTGGCCGCGGCCGCCGGCGGCATCGTCTACGCGGTGCACCGCGCCCGCGACGCCGAGCAGCAGCGCCTTGAGGCCGCCCGCCAGGCGCGGATTCGCGAGGTGCAGTCACGGGAGATCGCCCGCTACCACACCCTCGGCTCCAAAGAGTTCGAGCACGCCATCGCCTATCTGTGCCGGCGGGACGGGTGCACGGACGTCGAGGTGAGCGGTGGAGCCGGAGACCTGGGAGCCGATGTCGTCGCGACCGCCCCGGACGGACGGCGGATCGTCATCCAGTGCAAGCGGTACGGGCCCACTCACAAGGTCGGATCCCCCGATATGCAGCGGTTCGGGGGCACTTGCTTCACGGTGCACCATGCCCAGGTTGCCGTGGTGGTCACCACGAGTACCTTCACGCGGCACGCCATCGGCTACGCCGCCACGCAGGGCATTCGCCTCTACGACGAGCAGGCCCTCGCGGGATGGGCGTCGCAGACCGGCCCGGCCCCCTGGCAGCAGGCCGGTCAGCGGGCCGCGTAGTCGCCGCAGCAGGGATCAGTGGGCGCGGGCGGCGAGCCGGCCCGGCCCGGATGCGTTCCCCGCCCCTTGTGCGCGTGACGCGTGCGCGTGCCGTCGTCAGGCCGTCCGGCCAGGGTGGGGCATGAGTTCACCCCTTGTGCGAAGCCCCCGCCCTGGTCCCGGGCAGCGAGACGAAGTGCCCCCGCGGCCATCGACAGCATCGGCGACGAGCCGGCGGGGCCTTCGTCGCCTCCCGTGCCGGACGGGTGGGAGATGATCACGTCGAGTGGCCGCTGAGAGCGCCGACTCCCAGCCGGTCGCATCCGGATTCGGGGAGCGGATGCCGGGCGAGGCCGAGAGCGGACAGCGAGGGCGTTGCTGCACGTCGTCGACCCCACCCGCATCTGTCAAACGTTCTGCCCGTTGCCGCCGGTCCCGGACGCCACCTTGATGCCCTTGGTGATCGTGTCGATTACAAATCGCCTAGCATCGGAAGGCCGCTGAACTGCGGAAACCCCTTAAGAGAAGGGGGTATTGGGAGAGGATTGGGAAACGGTGGCGTCCAAAGTCCTCGGGCCACGACTTCCTTCTCCCACACGCCTTGCAGGTACTCGACGATACGCTCCTCCATCGTGATCGTCACACGCGTGTAGATGCCCTCGACGCCGACCATCTCGTGCCCCATCCGGGCCTCCTTGGCCACCGTGGGAATGTCCGCCCCCGGCTCGTCCAGAAGCTCCCGGTGCCAATGCCGCAGCCGGTACAGATCCTGCCCGGCCATCTCCGGCACCGCCGGGATCGCCGGCCGAACATGCCGCAGGTACTGCGCCCTTGGCTTGCGTTCCTCGGCGCCGTCCCGGATCGGCCTCCAGTAGTTCTGCGTGAACTCGGTCTTCAGGAGATGGCCACCGGTCATCGCCGGGAACGTCCACGGCGAAGCGTGGGACGCCAGGAGCGCCTCGTGGATCTCGTGAAGGAATGGCGGCATCACCAATGTTCTGTGCGAGTCGTACTTCGGACCGGCCAGCGTCGGTTTGTGGTCCACGTAGTACGCCTGATGCTGAACCCTCAGGGCGTGCATCCCCTTGTACCGCTTCGTCGCGTCCCGCCCGCGACCCGGGACCGGGTCGGCCGCGGGCCAGTTGGGCGAGGAGAAGCCGCGTTGCATGCCGACCATTTCGCCGGGCGGCCTCATGCCGGTGAACGCGAGCGTCCAGATATAGGCCCAACCTGTGTAGCCCCACACGTGGAACGCGTTGACGGCTAGCTGGTAGACGGCTTGGAACGGCAGTTCGTGCTTGATGCGCCTCGTCTGCTTCTTCTTGTACCGGCCTCGGCGCCGCTGCTCGATGATGGGCGACTCGCTGCGCATCTTGTACTTGAGGACCGCGTCCTCCATCAGCATCTTGAAGACGCCGCGGACTGCACTCGCGTAGTTGTCGGAGTACTGGTCGTTGACACGCCGCTTCCAGGCGTCGTACTCGATCGGCGTGATGTCGCCGACGGGCCGCTGAGCCCAGTACGGCTCGATGACGGACTTGATGATGGAGCGGTACGTCTTCGTCGAGTTGGGCCGGATGTCGGCAGCGTCGAACCACAGCCACACGTAATCCGACATCAGGGTCGACGAGTTCGTCTTGGGGATGCCCTTGCCGTGCCGGGCCTCATACTCGCGGTCCAGGCCGTAGTTGTATGCCTCGTCCTCGTCCTCGAACGGGACGCCGGCCTTGGGCCCTGATGCGGATTCGTACCGCTTCCGCCGCGTCGGCTTGCCGTCCGAACCGACGGCGTACTCGCCGCCCCACCACTTCACGCGGATGCTGTTCCCGCGCGTCTCCACATAAGGCATGCACGCCCCCTTGGGTGGATTGAGGTCGCGGTAGTCCGGCAGGCACCCCTGCCGCCGGGACTCCGCGGCCAGTTGCTCAGGTGCCGAGCCAGCAGTTCCGGCAGCCTTCGCAATCTCCTCCTGCGCGCTTCACGATCTCTCGCATCGAGCGCTGTGCATCATCGCTCGTCTCGATCTCGGGAGGCGCTACACAGATCATTCTCCCATCGGCCGGACCGGCCCATCCAGTGAACTCAGGACTGACGTCGACGATGGACAGAGTGCTCCGCACAACTGGTTCCCCCTTCCGGGTACTAACGGGGAACCCCCAAGGTGTTCCCATGACTCTGCCATGTCCTGGGCTGGTTGGGACCAGGTGGGACCAAAGAGAGGCATGGAAAATCGACCGTCGCACACCGAATCCAGAGGGTTGTACGCCGATCGACTGAGTTTGGATCAGACCACGCCCCGTTTGTGCAGCTCATCCAGTACACGCCGGTTCAGGTCCAGGATCTCGTCAGCCGTCAGATCTCCCTTGAAGCCGATGGCTGCGGAGTTGACCGCGTCGCCGACCTGACGCTTCAGGTCCTCCTTGGGGATGACCGCAATGCCGCCATCGGCTGCCGCCGGCGAGGCCTCGGAGATGACGGGCTCGCCGCCTTCGAGGACGCGACTGCAGCTGCCGGGCGCCCATTGGAGGGCGCGCTCGATGCCGGTGTAGGAGGTTGCCCGGACGTCCTCGCGGGCTGCCTCGACCTTTTTCCAGGTGTCCTTGCTCATGCCGGCGAGCCGTGCGGCCGGTTCGATGCCCAGCCCGAGCTCCAGGCGACGCTGCCGCACGAGGTGCGCGAGGCGTCCGAGGTCATTACCCATGGGGCACATCCTGCCAGGACCCGCTAGGACCAGCTAGGAGTGGGGTCCAGCCAGGCCGGAACGCGACGGGTCAGTAGCGCAAAGTGATTGCTCCTTCGCTTGCCGGTGAAGCGCTACCTAGAACCTCACGCTAAGTCGATCCGCTAAAACACGCTAAGAGGCGGTAGACGTAGCCGCTAGAAACCGCTAAGTTAGCGGCATGGAACAACCCCCTCCCACCTACCAGGTGAAAGGGGCGGAAATCCGCAAGCTCCGCATGCAGGCAGGGCTGAGCACCGACGAGCTGGCCAAGGCAGCACTCATCAGCAGGCGCTACCTCAACCACCTCGAAAACGGATACCGCACCCGCATGAGACCCGGTCCCTACCAGCGGCTCCGCACTGCGCTCGGCCTGCCGGCCGACTCCGAACACATCCTCCAGACACCCTCGCCCAACCCCCCTGAGAAGAGGTGACATGTCCCCCCGCAAGCCCACCCCCACTGCCACCCCCGAGGGCTTCTACAACGTCAACGCCGCCGTCGTCCGGCTCGGACTCGCACAGGACGAGAACGACACCACCGGCCGGCGCTGGCTCCGCGACGGGTGCAACCGCAAGCCCGAAGACGGCAAGGGCAAGCCGTTCCCCCACAGCCGGCTGAACGGACAACTCGTCTTCAGCGAGTCCGACCTCGCCGAGATCTACGACATGCACCGCAACGCCCCCACCCGGCGCGGTCGCGCCCGTGGAAGTCGAGTCACCCGCAAGCCGGGCGGCGGGCAGCGCATCGAGCACCCGCGCGAGACCGCCGAGCTGCAGCCCGCCGCTTAACGGCCAAAGCCCCAACCGCCGGATCGCACTCCGACAGCCGGGGCTCCGCGGCCAAAAGCCGCACGATCCACCACTCACCACTCAGAGAGAAGAGGCAGACCGTTGCCTGACATCGTCTCATCCGCCTTCGAGGCCACGAAGGTCTCGCCCGTGACTGAGCTACGGGATGCCGTGGCGAAGCTCCGCAAGCACGTGAAGCACGCGACCGACGGCCCCTGGGTGACGAGCTCCGTGTGGTCGCCGCGCGCCACCTGCACGAGCGCCGTCTACTCCCACGCCCACTCGCCGGGCTCGGTCGAGTCCGAGGTCGTGGCGTCCGGGCGGATCCGTTCCGGCTATGGCGGGATCCGCGAGCCGTGGAACGCCGAGTACATCGCCCTCATGCAGCCCGCCCTCGGCAAAGCCCTCGCGGACCTGCTGGAGCTGGAGGCGGACGTCATCGCTGAGCGGATCGCCCAGAACGGCAGCGACGAGCACGCGGTCGACCTCGGCGGCGACCACGCCCTGACCATCGCCCGGTTGATCAACGGCGGTGCCCGATGAGCGACTACGCCTCCTCGCTGACCCGCTTCACCAACGAGACCCGCGACCACGAGCTGACGGTCCTGCAGGACCAGGGCATGTACCGGCACCTCGTCTTCACGGACCCGAAGGGCAGCTTCTACCGCTTCGACCTGGTGACCTGGCCGAACAACCTCTTCGTCCGTGGTGACGGGATCAGCTTCGGCTTCTCCATCCACCCGACGGTCGACCTGTTCCGCCTGTTCCGTGAGTCCAACCACGGCGACATCAACCCCGGCTACTGGCAGGAGAAGGTCACCGCCGGTCGGGGTGACGTCAAGGACTGGTCGGAGAAGAAGTTCCGCACCTGGCTGATCGACGAAGCCGCTGTCGCTGAGGCCCGCTACCCCGGCGCCGTTGCGGCGGTCGGCCAGCAGATCCTCCACTCCGAAGACCACAGCCTTGAGTACCGCGGGACCGCCGAGTATGCGGTCGCATCGTTCAGCCACGGCGACTTCCGGCTGAGGATTCCCGACGAGTGGGAGCAGTCCTTCGACGACTTCTCGTGGGAGTACCTCTTCGCCTGCCACGCGATCGTCTGGGCCATCGGCCAGTACGACGCCGCCCCGAAGGCGGTGGCGGCATGAACGCCGAGACGTTCAACTGCCGCTACTCGGTGGGTACCCCGGTCATCGCCTATCCGGTGACGCGCGATGACGAGGCCCTGGTCACCAGGACTCGCACCCCGGCTTGGGAGCTGGGACATGGCGACCCGGTCGTCTCGGTGGACGGCTACGCGGGCGGCATCTGCTTCACCCACGTCGACGTGGTCACCGAGGCCGAGTGGGAGACGGCGCGCACTGAAAGGGACGCCACGGTCGTCGCCCGCCGAACTGCCCTGCTCGCCGCGATCCAGGCCAGGCCGTCCGGTGAGTGGACGGTCGAGCGTGCAGGGATGGCGATTCGGCGGGCCGGATTCCAGTCCTGGAACCACCGCACAGCCTCCGGCGACTTGGAGGCCCTCGTCGCCGACGGGCACCTCGTGGTGCACACGAAGGTCGTCGTCAGCGGCTACGGCTTGGCTGGCGCGACCTCGCCGGCGGTGGCCTCATGACCGCCGTCAACCGCCGCGTCGCTGCCGCGATCGCCGAGCAGGGCATCCCGCTGACCGCCGACCTGGTGGAGACCGTCGTCAAGTGCCGGTGCGACGAGCCCGGGGCGGACCCGTACTCGTGCGAGGCCGACGACTGCACGACCGAGTTCTCCGAGCTGAACCCCTTCGGCTCCGCACGGCCGGTCAACGTGCCCGGCATCGAGGTCTCCCGCACCTGTCGGTGCGGCTGGACAACGGCCTGGCACGTGGACGACGGGTCGGCCGAGGAAGAGCTGCACCACCACATCGCCCGTGCCCACGGTCTGGAGGCGACGTCATGACCCGCCCGATCTCCGACCTGGACGTGTCGCTGCCGACGCTCCGCGACCGGATGGCCGCCCTCGTCGAGCGGCAGAAGGCCGACGCGGCAGCCGAGCGTCTGCGCCTCCTCCTCGCCGAGCAGCCCCACCAGCCCGCCACGGCCGGCGACCTCGCCGAGTACCGCCATCTCCTCTACGACGCCGACTCCGACGCCAGCGTCCCCGCCTTCCCCTACCCGACCTCGCTGGAGGCGTCATGACGACTCGCATCATCGGCGGCATCACCGTCAACCTCGGCACCGGGCCGATCCACACCAGCTACGGCCACAGCGACTTCGACGGCACGCCCACCGCCCGCCTGCAACTCGGGCCGGACCTGGTCATCTGCGCTTCGTCTGCCACCCCGGAAACCCTGCGCGCCCTCGAAGAGGCCATCGCCGAACTGCGGACGTGGTCCGAGCGGCAGGCCCGTCTCGCTGTACTCCCCGAGGTGGCGTGATGACCGCCGTCATCGACCTCCTCGCCCTCCCCGACAAGGGCCTCGTCGTCCCCGGCATCGCGGCCTGGCTCGGCTACCCGCCCGCCGAGGACGAACCGGAGAGCTACGAGGCCTATCTGGAGCGGCTCAGCGGGGAGCCCGTCTGATGGGCGCCGAACTTCGCCAGGAGGGCCTCCTCGTCGGCCGCACCAACGCCGAGCAGCAGGCCGAGCTGGAGCGCAGGGCCGCGGTCCGGATCGCCGACCAGGTCGCCGCCGAGCACCCGGACCTCACGGTCGCGGAGCTCGTCAACGACCCGGCCATCGTCGCCGGGTTGCGTGAACTCCTCGCCGTCATCGGCCTCCGGAAGCCCACGTGACCGCCCCGCTCCCGGCTCCGGGCCTGTTCAACAACCCCGTCGCCTGGGCCTGCCTCCGCCTCGCCGTCCAGGTCGCCTACCTCGAAGCCCAACTCGCCGCCCTCACCACCCAGCAGCAGCACCTGAAAGGAACGTCGTGATCACATCCACCGACGCCGAGGTAGCCGATCTCCTCGACAAGGCTGCCGACGTCATCGACGCTAACGGGCACTGCAAGCGGGACCTGTACGACCACCGACAGGCCGCAGCCGGCACCAGCCTCGTCGACTGCCGGGTCGACATCATCGGCGCCCTCAACATCGCCGCGCACGGCACCCCCCGCTACGCCGGCCACGATCTCCGCGTCTGGGCCGCCGAACAAGCGATCCTCGCCCGGATTCCCGAGGCGGCGATCGTCACCTGGAACGACGCCAAAGGGCACGGCAAGCGGGAGGCCGCCAAGCTCCTCCGCGACACCGCGGAAAGCCTGCAGGCGGTGACGGCATGAATTTCACTCTCCGCGGCACCGGCCTCCGCCGCTACACCCGCAAGCACCTCGTCCACGACCGGGACGCTGCCCGCGCCGAAATCCTTCGCCTCGAAGGCGTCCTCCGTGCTGCCGACAGCGAGGCGCTGGGCCTCCGCGAGGAGATCTCCCAGCTGAAGGCGAACGCAGTCGACGTCAGCGTCGAGCGCCAACTCCGCGCCGAAGCCGACGAGCGGGCCGCCGAAGCAGAGGCCAAATACCTGGCGTTGAAGGCGACATCGGACAACGAGCACGCGATCACGCTGTCCCCGATGCACCGGCCGGCCGACCCCGACGACACCGTCACCCAGCCCATCCCGCTGTGGCAGGCCGTACTCGCCGCCACCTGAAGCTCCCGGCCGCCCGGCCGAAGAGGTACGGGCGGCCGGTGAAAAGCAGAACCCCCGCCCGGGTCTAGCGGACGGGGATCCCACACCAGCATCCCAGGAGAGATCACCAATGGGCTTCTTCAAGAAGGACACCACCACCACCCTCCCCGCCCCGACCGGTCAGGGCCCGGCGATCAGCCTCGACAAGGTGCCGTCCAGCCTCGTCAACCTCACCAAGACCGCCGCCGTCAGCCTGGAGAAGCAGGGCCTGACAGGGCAGCGGGCCGCCGTCTACCTGGTCCTCGACCACTCCGGCAGCATGATGCCGTTCTACCGCGACGGCAGCGTCCAGCGCCTCGCCGAGCAGGCCCTCGGCCTGTCCATGAACCTCGACGACGACGGCACCGTCCCCATCACCTACTTCGGGTCGACGGTCGACTCGATGTGCGACGTCCGCCTCGACAACTACACGGGGATCATCGACCGCACCCACACCGCCTCCGCCTGGGGCTCAACCAACTACGTGGCCGCGATGCGGAACGTCATCGACGAGCATGAAGTATCCGGCGCCACCGACCCGGGCTTCGTCATCTTCCAGACCGATGGTTCCCCAGACAACCAGGGCGCTGTCGAGCGGATGCTCCGCGACGCGTCCCGACTCCCGATCTTCTGGGCGTTCGTCGGGTTCGGCGGCAACATCCGCTTCCTGGAGAAGCTCGACGACCTGCGCGGTCGGAAGGTCGACAACGCGTCCTTCTTCCACGCCCGCGACCCGCACAGCGTGAGTGACGCGGCCCTGTACGACGGGATCACCCACGAGTACGCCGGCTGGCTCGCTGCTGCCACTGCCGCCGGAATCGTGCGATGACCCGCTTCCTCTGATCCACAACCGCAAAGACCGGTCGCGTCGAGTCCCCCCAACTCCGCGGCCACCCAGGGCGCCTCGCCCCGCACCACACCCCCCGGTCGGGGCGAGGCGTCCGCCCATCAGCACACCCATTTCGCGCAGAACACACAGCTCAGAAGCGAACAGGAGCACCACCAATGAGCACCGACATCGTCAAGCACCAAGGCTCGGCCCCGGCCAACCTGGACGGGTCCGTCCGCTTCGCCCAACTCCTGGCCGACGCCGACCTCCTGCCTCGCCAGTTCGTCAACAAGCCCGCCAACGTCCTCTACGCCGTCGAGTACGGCCGCACCCTCGGCATCACCCCGATCGCCGCGATCACCGGCATCCACGTCATCGAGGGGAAACCGTCGGCGTCGGCAGGGCTGATCGGCGGCCTCGTGCGGCAGGCCGGCCACAAGCTGCGCGTGAAGAGCGACGGAAAGTCGTGGGCCACCGCGCAGATCGTTCGCGCCGACGACCCCGACTTCACCTACGAGTGCACGTGGGACCTGGAGCGCGCGGCGCAGGCAAGCCTGTGCGAGATCAAGAACAACAAGCCGTGGGCCCGCGACCGCAACGGGAAGCCGACGGCGTGGGAGAAGTACCCGGCCGCAATGCTGAAGGCGCGAGCGATCACCGAGGTGGCGCGCGACGCATGCGAGGACGTCCTGTTCGGGCTGCACTACACACCCGAAGAGCTGGGCGCGATCGTCAACCAGGACGGCGAGCCCGTCGAGGCCGAGGTGCAGCAACTGCGCCGCGTCGAACCGATCCGGGCCGACCAGTGGACGACGCCCGAGCCGGAGCGGAGCGGAGAGTTCGAACCGCACGCCGAAGCGCAGGTGCTTGCCGACCGGGCAGCCGAGGCCGCGACGCGCGACATGGTCAACGCCATCGCAGCCGAGGCCAAGAACACCGTTCCGGCAGACGCCCGCGTGAAGGCTCCGGACACCAGCGAGCCGGACACCCTGCGGGACTACCTGGCACGCAGGTGGGCGGCGCTGCCGAAGCCGGAGGAGGAGCAGGGCGACGACATCCCCGACGCCGAGGTTGTCCCCGACGACGACGCCGACCACGCCGCGGCTGTCGCCGAACTCCGCGCCGCCGCCGAAGCGGCGAATCTCAGCGACTTCGAGCAGGGCGCATACGGGGCGCTCGGCTGCTCCATCGAAGACGCCTCCGCCAACGCGCTCCGCGCCCTCGCCGCACAGATCCGCCCCGCCGCATAACCCGCACAGGACGGGCCGGCCCGCGGCAATCGGGCCGGCCCACCCCACCAGCAAACCACGGAGCCCCCATGGACCTCGCACAGCTCGCCCTCGAAGAGGCCGCCCTGAAAGCCCTCTCCGACACCGTCAATGACCGCCTCAAGGAGGTGAAGAACGCCATGCAGGAGCAGCTCGTCGACAACGGAATCTCCAAGGTCACCGCCTCCCTGCCCGACGGCACCAAGGTCGCCACGATCAGCCGCTCCGACGCCAAGCCTGCTGCAGTCGTCATCGACGACGACGCGTTCCTCGCCTTCGTCCGCGGCATCGCCCCCAGCGAAGTGACCACCCGGCTCGTCACCGAAGTCCGCCCCGCCTACCGCACCACCGTGCTCGCCCAGATGACCGCGGCCGGCGTGCCCCGGATCGTCGACACGGAGACCGGCGAACTCCACGACGTCCCCGGCGTCGAAGTGAAGGCCACCCGCGCGCTCACCCACTCCGTCCGCCCGGCCGCCGGCGGCAAGGAGGCCATCGCCGAGGCCTGGCGGACCGGGCAGCTCGCTCACCTCAACCTCCTGCAGATCGAGGCCGGTGAGGCGTCGTGAGCTGGCACACCGAACCCCTCCTCGGCTTCGACCTGGAGACCACCGGCGTCAACGTCGAGACCGCCCGCATCGTCACCGCGGCGGCCGTCGACTGGAAGCCCGGCGACAGCATCGACACCCTGCCCGACCGGGCCCGGATGTGGCTCGCCGACCCCGGCATCCGTATCCCCGCCGAAGCGACCGCCGTCCACGGCATCACCACCGAGCAGGCCCGCGCCAACGGTCGGCCCGCCGCCCAGGTCGCGGACGAGATCGCCGACGTCCTCGCCTCCACCCTGGCCACCGGCATCCCGGTCGTCGCGATGAACGGCCGCTACGACTTCACCGTCCTCAACCGCGAACTCCGCCGCTACCAACTCCCCACCCTGCAGCAGCGCCTCGGCACCGAGGTCACGCCCGGCCCGGTCATCGACCCGTTCATCCTCGACAAGCAGGCCGACAAGTACCGGCCCGGGTCCCGCAAGTTGGAGGCGCTCGCCGTCCACTACGGCGTCACCCTCGCCGCCGCACACACCGCGGACGCCGACGCTCTCGCCGCCGTCGAGGTGGCCGTCGCCATCGGCGAGAAGTACCCGCAGCTCCACGTTCACCCCGAGCAGCTGCACGTCTGGCAGATCCGGTGGGCTGCCGACCAGGCGGCCGGCTTCCAGCAGTACCTGCGGAAGACGGACCCCTACGCGGTCATCGACAGCGAGTGGCCGCTCGTCCCGCTCACCCCGGAGCGCAAGGTCCGCGCGATCGTGGCCGACCTCGCCGAACGGTGGGAGCAGATGGCCGGCCCGGCCCCGGACCCGAGCCAGGGCCTGTTCGTCGACGAGGTGACGCCCGCCGAGTCGGCGCGGATCGAACGCGCCCACACCTACCGCACCGCGGCTTCCGACCTGCGGGACGTGCTCCGCACCGGTCGGATCCCGCACGGCCTTGCGACCGACGCCGAGCTGGAGCAGCACGGCACACCCGAGGAGTCCGCGTCATGACCGCGACCGTGCAGCCCGCCCTGGACGGGTCCGTCCCCGAGCCGCGGCAGACGAAGACCCAGCGGCATGCCGAGGACTACGAGACGTGGCTCGCCGAAGTCTGGCCCAAGTTCATCGAGGCTGCCGCCACGGGCCGCGTCTTCACTTGCTACGAGATCGCCGACGCCCACGACCTGCCGCAGCCGCCCAACCCGCAAGCCCACTGGGGCAGGTTGATGACCCTCCTCCAGGACGAGGGCTTCGTGAAGAAGGCGGGCTGGGCCTGCTCCAGCCGGCCCACCGTCCACCACAGCGGGGTGCGGACCTGGAAAGGCACCGCCGCGGCACGGAGGGCAGCCGCGTGATGCGCCTCGCAGACCGCCCCCTCGGCCGCATCTACCTGGCCCTGATCGCCGCGGGTGCCGTCGTCGGCGCCACGGCCGCGGCCGTCACCTGCCTCGTCGAGGCGCGCGGGAGGCGGACGTGAGCCCCATCGCCGACTGGGCCATCGACGTGATCGCCGCGAACCCAGTCCTCGCCGTACTCGCCCCCACCGTCTTCGTCGCCGTCTGGTGCGCACTCAACGCCATCAGCCGGCAGGTGGAACGGCGGCGGGAGAGGCGCGCGGAAGCCCACGCCATCCACCAACTCGAACTCTTCGCCAACGACCCGGACAACCACCAAGAGGAGGAACCCCATGCCTGAGATGCGAGAGCGCCCCTTCATCGCCGCCGCCGTCCGCGGCCGGAACCTCCGCTTCGTGCCGCCGATCAAGGAGTTCAGCACCCGCCGCATCGACTGGTACGCCGTCGAGCGCGTCCTCAACAACGACCAGCCCCTGCCGCCGCTCAATCCCGACGAACTCCGGGAAGCCGCGCTCTGGCTGCGCCGCCACGACGTCGCACGCCTCGCCGTCTCGGCCCGCCTCAGCGTCTACGAGCGGCAGGTCAAGGAGTGGGAGGCCGACGCCGACATGCTCCCCGCCGACCAGCTGTGCGCCCTCGACGGCTGCAAGCAGGCGAGCGCCGGCCGTGGGCTCTGCGCCAACCACCTCGGGCAGCAGCGGACGGCCGAGAAGCAGGCCCAGCTGGAGGTGGCCGCATGAGCACCCGCGCCGCCATCGAGGAACTCCTGCACGCCGGGTACAGCGACCGGGCGATCGCCCGCCAGGTCCACGTCCGCACCGACAGCATCGCTGGAATCCGAGCCCGACTCGAACTCCCCGTGCACAAGCCCGGACCCACGCGCTCCAGCTCGCACGAAGACCTGTTCTGGCGGCGAGCCGTACCCACCGCCGCTGGCCACCTGATCTGGCCGTCCAGCACCATCTTCGTCCGCATCGGCAGCGAAGGCCCCCGGCAGTCCGCCTACCGGATCGCCTTCCGCATCCGCTACCAGCGCGAGCCCGCCGGCTTCGTCCTGCCCGGCTGCGGCATCGCCCGGTGCGTCCACCCGCAGCACGTCGAGGACCAGCAGATGCGCGACAGCTACAACGCGATCTTCGGGAGGGCCGCATGATCGGCACCGAACTCTTCGCCGGCCCCGGCGGATTGGGCCTCGCCGCCGAGCAGGCAGGCATCCGCACCATCGGCATCGAGTGGGACGCCAACGCCGTCGCCACCCGGGTCGCCGCCGGGCTGGCCACCGTCCACGGCGACGTCACCAAGTACGGGCCCGCCGACATCCCCAGCCTGATCCTCACCGGCGGCCCGCCCTGCCAGACGTTCACGGTCGCCGGCAACGGCGAAGGCCGCGCCGAGCTGGAACGGATCATCGACGCCGTCAAGCGGATGGGCGGCCGACAGCACGTCGACCCGCACGAGTTCGCCGACCCGCGCACCGCGTTGGTCCTCGAACCGCTCCGCTGGGCGCTCGCCGACTACGAGACCAGCTACAACGCGATCGTCCTGGAGCAGGTCCCGCAGGTACTGCCCGTGTGGGAGGCCTACGCCGACGTGCTCCGCGAGGAGGGCTACTCGGTAGCCACCGGGGTGCTGGCCGCCGAGCAGTACGGGCTGCCGCAGACCCGCAAGCGGGCAGTGCTGATCGCCCGACTCGTCGGCGACGCGGTGCTCCCGGCGCCCACGCACCGGCCGTACCGCAAGGGCGTCCCGCGGTCCGACGGCGACCCGGGCCTGCTGCCGTGGGTGTCGATGGGGGAGGCCCTCGACCGGCCGCAACCGTTCACCGTCGTCTCCAACTACGGGACCGGCGGGGATCCCAAGAAGCGTGGGCGCAGGACGAGTTCGGAGCCGGCGGCCACGGTCACCGGGAAGATCAACCGCAATCGGATCGTCGCTGCCGACGGCCGGGAGCTGCCGCGGTTCACCCATGCCGAAGCTGGCCGACTGCAGGGGTTCCCCGCGGACTGGCCGTGGAGCGGCAACGAGATCGCTCAACAGGTTGGTAATGCCTGCCCGGTGCCGCTTGGGGTCGCGCTGATCAAGGCGGCGATCCAGTGAGCGCCGAGATGTACCACGCCATCCGCTGCGACCAGCACGTCAACGGCGAGCGCTGCGACGAGGAATGGGGCCACCCCGTCCGCGTCGCCCACCACCGCGAACTCCGCCGCCACCTGAAAGACCGCGGCTGGCGACGCACCCGCGCCGGCCGCGACCTCTGCCCCGACCACGCCAACCAGTAGCCCACGCATGACGAAGCCCCGCCGAGGCGGGGCCGGAGGAGGAGGGGACGTGACGTCAGGTCGAGTCGAGAGCGCGGCGCTTGGCGATAGCCAGCGACTCGCCGAGGATGCGCGCCTTGTGCTTCGCGTCGGGCGTGTCCCCGCCTTCGAGCTCCTCCACGTAATCACGCAGCTCGCGGAGTGTGGCGTAGTCCTCGTAGCTGACGATCACGGCTGCTTCCTTGCCGCGATTGATGAGCACGGTCGGCTCGCCACCGAAGCGCGCACGGGCGATGACCTCGCCAAGGACGTTCCGGGCCTCGGCGATCTGGTTCCGGTGGACGGTCGGCCGCTCGCTCATGAGCAGATCGTAACTGATAGCCGCGATGGTCATCTTAGTCTCCTTAGCTGTGACGCCTTTCTTAGCTATGATAGCTACGAGGGGGAGGGGTTGAACACACCGCCCTAAGCGCCCTGGTTCCGCGCGCCCAAATCCCCTTCAGCTCCTCTCTGAAAGAAGTTCCGATGGCCGAGAAGGACAAGCGCACCTACGTCAAGGTGCACGACGGTCTGCCGGACCACCCGAAGATCATCGAGGCGGGTGGCGAAGCCGGCTGGCTGTACATCTGCGGACTCGCCTACGCCTCCCGGCAGCTCACCGACGGCGTGATCTCCAAGCGCCTTGTCCGCCGGCTCACCGACGGAAGCAATCCCGAAGCAAGTGCTTCGGCACTGGTTCGCGTTGGCTTGTGGCACGACGGCGAACACGACTGCCTCAGCTGCCCTCTCGCGGCACCCGACGCCTACGTCATCCACGACTACCTCGACCACCAGCGTTCCGCTTCCGAGGTTGCAGACCTTCGGGCAAAGCGAGCAGCAGCAGGTCAGAGAGGTGGTAAGCGGTCCGGAGAGTCCCGTCGAGCCGCTTCCACCGCCGAAGCAAACGACGAAGCACTTGCTTCGGATTTGGTGAAGCAACCGGGAAGCAAAAACGAACCAGAGACAGAGACAGAGACAGAAGTAAAAGAAAAGAACAGTCGAACTTCTGCGAAGTCCTCGGAAGCCCCTCCCCGCGAGGACGTTGAGCAGGTCTGCAAGCACCTCGCCACCGTGATCGAGAACGGCGGCGACAAGCGCCCTCCCGTCACCGCCAAGTGGCGCACCGACATGCGGCGCCTCTTCGACATCGACGGCATCACCCCAGATCAGGCCATGACCGCCATCGACTGGGCCCACGCCAACAGCTTCTGGCAGGCGCACATCCTCAGCCCGGCCAAGCTCCGCGACAAATACCCGACCCTCCGCCGCCAAGCCGCTACTGAACAGGCGAAGCGCGCACCGCAGGGTCCGCCGACAGCGCCCCGCGACACCAGCTCCATGACCGAAGAGGAGAAGAAGAGTGCCCTCCAGTTCCGCTGACGAGCTCAGCCCCCGCGAGTCATGGCTTCGGGACCGCAGCCACCATGCGCTCGAACGGTTCGACAACCGCACCCCGCTCATCTACCGCCAGCCCATCGACCTTCACGACGACGTCAGCAGGTGGATCGCCGGCTGGGGTGGAACCAGCCTGTTCCTCACCGGCTCCATCGGCGTCGGCAAGACGCACACCGCCTGGCAGACCTGCCGCCGCTGGCTCGAAGCCTGGTACGCCCCGACCCGCCCGTGGACTGCGGGCGGCCCGGACCTCCAGACGTACCGGTCGACGGCCCTGTTCGATGCGCTGCGTCCGGACGGCCCGGACGAGGTGCGGCGCACGCTGGTCAAGGAACTCCAGGAGTGCAGCCTGCTGTTCATCGACGACCTCGCCGCAGCCAAGGCGTCCGTGTGGACGCAGGAGCGGCTGTTCGAGATCTTCGACGAGCGGTACATCAACCGCCGTCCCGTGATCATCACGTGTGACGTGCTGCCCGGCGAACTGACCGAGGTCACTGGACCGCGGGTCGCCTCCCGGCTCGCCGAGATGTGCGGCGACAGCATCGTCCTCCTCGAAGGCAACGACCGCCGCAAGGGGGTGGCGGCGTGACCACCGAGATCGACGTCTGGGGTCCGGACGACGCGGCACCCGCCCCCGGCGCGTCCGCCGCCGAAGCCGAACGGATCGTCGCGGCGTCCGTCATGGCCCGGCCCGAGCTGATCGACGAACTCGCCGGAGAGTTCGACCCCGCCGACATCCAGAACGATGCGCTCCGCTGGGTGTGGCACGCCGTCGACGAGATCCGCGAAGTCCTCACCAAGGGTGAGATCCGCTGGCAGGCCGTCCATCGGCAACTCCAGGCATGGCACGCCAGCGGCTACCTGCCGATCCGCCCCCTCGACCTGAGCCAGCTTGCCCACCTGTACGACTCGGCCCAGTCCTCCTACCAGGCCGCCTCCTACTACGCCGAGCAGGTCACCGAGGCGGCCGTCGCCCGCCGGCTCCTCGCTCTCGGCGCCGACATCAGCATCCGCGGCCGGTCCGCGGCCTTCGACCCCGCCACCGACATCTCCGCCATCCAGGACGCCCTCGACGACATCGTCCGCAACCGCGACACCAGCACCCCCAAGTTGCTTCGCGACGTCATCGGCGGCGCCCTCAAGCGGTCCGTCACCGAACCCACCAACGAGGAGCGCATTCCCACCGGCTTCATCGACCTCGATGCACTGTTCAGCGGCGGCTTCAAGGCCGGCCAGCTGGTCGTCATCGCGGCTCGGCCGGCCATGGGGAAATCCACCCTCGGCCTTGGCCTCGCCCGAGCAGCCGCGATCCACAACAAGATTCCGACCCTCTTCGAATCCCTGGAGATGGGCGAGGAAGAACTCACGGACAACATCCTCTCGGCCGAGGCGCGCGTCCCCCTGCACCACATCAAGGGCGGCATCGTCGACGACGCCGGAGTCGCCCGCGAGGCCCGCGCCATGCCCCGCATCAACGCGGCGCCGCTCTACCTCAACGACTCCGCCGGCCTGTCGCTCCCGACGCTCCGCGGCCGGATCCGCCACCTGGTCCGCACCGCCGGACTCCGCCTCGTGATCGTCGACTACCTGCAGCTCATGGACGCGCCCAAGGCCGAGAACCGGCAGGCCGAAGTGTCCAAGCTGACCCGCGGACTCAAGCTCATGGCCAAGGAGTTCGGGATCACCCTGATCATCCTGGCCCAGCTCAACCGCGGCCCCGAGCAGCGCACCGACAAGAAACCGCTCGTCTCCGACCTGCGCGAATCCGGCGCCATCGAGCAGGACGCCGACATCGTCATCCTGCTGCACCGCGCGGACGCCTACGAGAAGGAAAGCCCCCGGGCGGGCGAGGCGGACTTCATCGTCGGCAAGCACCGGGCCGGCCCGACAGCAACGATCACCACCGCATTCCAGGGCCACTACGCCCAGTTCATCGACATGGCCCAGACCTGATGAGCATCGACCCAGACGACGTTGCCGCCCTCCGCGGCGACGACGACCTCGTCGACTACCTGCTCTCACTCACCGTGGCCGCCCCGCCCGAACCCGCGCCAGCCGCAGCCGCAGCCGCAGCCGCGCCCACCGAACCCAGCTACCACATCCCCCGCCGTGGGGCCTGGCCGTGCGGCACCGCCGCCTCCGGCCCGACACCCGCCCCCTGCAACGACTGCCAGAAAGGAACGGCGTCATGACCCGCCGCCGCAAGCCCGAAGTCCGTGTCCGCCACAGCGCCAAGGGCTGGGTGATGCCCGACTTCACCGACCTTCACCACTGCACCAGCAACCACCAGCGCCAGCAGGACAGCCGACCCGCCTGCACCGCGATCCCCGTCTGGAAGGTCGTCGAGGACCACGGCATGCACCTGACCATCGGCTTCTACTGCGACGCCGACCTGCCCGACGAGCACAAGGCGCAAGCAAAGAACGCCGCTTGACCTCGCCCGTTGACCCGCGCCCGACCCCCCCCGCCTGACCTGCCAACACGCCACCCCAACAACACCCCCACAGGCCACACCACACCACCACTCACACCAGGAGAACACCCCATGACCAGCACCGATACCCGCCGTATCCAGCGCCGCCGCACGAAGGGCTGGCGACTCCCCGCCAACGCCGTGATCGTCAGCCGCCCCTCCCGCTACGGCAACCCCTGCAAGGTCGCGACGATGCAGGAGATGGGCTACGACGACCCGCACGCCGCAGCCGCTGCCGACTTCCGCGCTTGGCTCGACGGCGACCGCTTTGGCGCCCCCACGGACGACGCCGACCGCCGACGCGCGGTGATCCTCGACGGCCTGCCCTCCCTCCGCGGCAAAGACCTCGCCTGCACCTGCCGACCCGACAAGACCTGCCACGGCGACTACCTCCTCGACCGCGCCAACCTGCCCGCCGAAGAGCTGGCCGCGTGGATCGACCGAGTCCTGGCCCGCGTCGACCGGCAGCGCGTCCGCGACGGCGAGCCCGCCCTGCTCGCGCCTGCTGTCGTTTCCGCCCGTTGACCCCCACCCCCGCACCACCACACCCCTGAAAGGCCACACCATGACCACCGCTCGCACCCACACCCCCGACGTGATCACCCACGGCGAAGACGGCCAGTCCGTCACCCGCACCGTCAAACTCAAGCGCGCCTGCAACGGCTGCGGCCAACTCCTCGGCGACATCGACGACCGAGACGTCGACGGGCACGGCAACCTCACCGACGTCCGCACCGAGTGCTCCCACTGCGCCCCGCTCGTCGCCCGCGCCACCGCAATGACGAGCTACCGCCGCTACCACCACGACCCCGACCCCAACCACCGCGGCAGCGGACGACTCCCATCCCTCAACCAACTCGACGCCAGCCGCCTCGCACGCATCCACTTCACCGCCTACCCCAGCCTCCGCAGCATCCAGGCAGAAACCCACGGGGCGATCACCCTCCTCCAGGGGAACCGGCACATCCGCCTGGAACCCGGTCCGGACTCACGCCCCAGCCTCCTCACCCAGCGGCAGGCAGAGGACCTCCTACTGATCGCCCAGGTCGGCGACCGCGCCAGGATCACCGTCACCTCCGCCCAGGGGACGGCTGTCGACGCCGGCCTGCACCGGATTCCGCCGGCCGCGACGGAGCGGCTGATCGGGCACGGGTGGATCGCGACGACCGGGTTCGAGGGTGCCCCGGTGGGGGTGTCGCTGGCGGGGATCGTCGCGCTGGTGTGGCGGGCGAGCCGGGTGCAGGGCGTGCCCGTGGGTGCGTGGGCGGATGCGATCGCTGAGGCCCTGCGCGACACGTTCGCCGCACCCACCCCGTGACCACGCAGCACGGCCGGCCCTGTTGATGCCAGGGCCGGCCGCCCGCCCATCATCCGCCACCCCGACTTGGAGTCCGCATGACCGACACCACCAACCCACAGGCCGACCCACTCGCCGTCGCCCGTGCCACGAACCAGCGCCTCAACGCCCGCGCCCAACGCCTGGAGTCCGAACTCGCCGCCTACCGCCGGGCCGTCCGCCAGTGGGAGATCAGCGACCAGATGACCTACGTGCCGCTGCGCTCCCTCGCGGTGATCGCGAAGGCTGCGGGGCTGGCCGTGCCGGAGCGGTGGGAGCTGCACTACGAGCGCGTCGAGCGCCTGGAGGCCGCGCCGTCCGGTCCCGGCGCCCGCGCCCACCGACCAGACCGCGCTGGAGCGGATCGCCGCTGCCTTCCGCGAGCACTACCTGTCCACCAACCGCGACGACGCTGACGCCGATGGGAACGCCCCGTGCCGCTGCGGTGGCTGGCGCGAGCCCGGCCCGATGGGATCCGACGAGGACGACTGGGACAGCCACCTCGCCGCCGTAGCGCTGGCCGTGCTGCCCGCGCCCGTCGACCGGGCCACCGTGCTGCGGGAAGCCGCCCAGATCGCCGACGCACTCCCGCGGCCCGACCGATACCAGCACACCCTCGGCGAGGTGTGGGAGGAAGGCGCCCACGACGCCGCCGCCGAGCTGCGCCGCCTGGCCGCCGAGCCCGTGTCCGGCCCGGGTGGTGTGGTCGGCGAGACACGGCAGGCCGAGGAGCAGGCCGACCGACTCATCTGCCCAGGACCGAACTGCGACGAGGACGTCACCGACTACAACGAAGACGACCACGTATTCCGCAAGGGCGACGAACGCCCGTACTGCTCCGGCGAGTGCGTCGTCGCCGCGTATCGGCTGGAACTCAAGGCCCAGCAGGGCGATGCGCCATCGACGGTCCATGGATGCCCGCCCGACGGCTCTGGTCTGACGCCGTGCTGTGGCCGCACGCCGTTCGAACTCCCGCGCACCGACCGGATCAGCAGCGAGGCCACCGTCACGTGCACCGGGCCCGCCGCCGTGGCCCAGCCCGACGGGGAGGCCTGACCCATGGCCGACACCCCCGAGCCGATCGTCCAGGCCGCGAAGTACACCGTGAACTGCCTCCCCGAAGACGGCATCGACAGCCACGTCTTCGCCCTCACCGTCGAGTACCGAGGCGACGGACGCTGGGGCGTCTACCGCAACGCCCACTGCTGCCTCGGCGCCGACGGCACCTGGTCCTACGGCTACGCCTGGCGCGACGGAGCACAGGAACCGGACGGCGACGAGGAGTGGACCGAGTACCACGCGGGCCGCGACGCCTGGCTCGACGCGCACCGGTTCGACGAGGAGACCGCGCTCCGGCTGGCGAAGGAGCAGGCGCCCCTCGTCACGGTGAACGGCTACACGGTGGCCGACGCGCTGCGCATGGCCGAGCGGCGCGCGGCGAAGGACCCGACCTCGTGACCGCGCTGCTCCTCGTCGACGCGATCGACGCCGCGAGCACGCTCCTCGACGCGGTCCTCGCCTGGATCGTGGCCGCCGCGTTCGTGGTCACGGTCTGCCTGTACACGGCGATCCTCACCGGAGCGTGGGCGATACGGCGGGCGTGGCGGGCGGCACGTCGCGTGTGGACCGGACGTGCCCTCAGGAAGCCACAGGCGCCCGTCTCCCGGCCTCAGACCCTCCCGCGCGGCTCTCGCGACGCCGGAACCCCTCACAGCCCCGCACAGGCCCCGTCACGCCCCGCGCCCTCCTGGGCCCACGCAGACAAGGAAGCCGCATGACCGACCCCACCATCACCGACCTCCGCCGCGAACTGGAGAAAGCGCAGATCGCCCTGATCGCCGCGCTGAAACACCTCGGCGCGCACGCCGAGATGAACGCAGCCCTTCACTGCGCGGACCGCGTCATGTACTCGCCCCTCCACGCCAAGATCGAGAGCACCATCGACGGCATCGACCACGCCCTCGCCCGCACCGCACAGACCGAACCCACCACACAGTTCGCACGATCTCTCGCGGACACCCAGGGCCTCGTCAAGATCCTCACCGACCTCGACCGCTGCCTGCACGGCCGCCATCAAGGCGACGACTGCGGCTCCTGTGGCGGCACCTCGCGCGGCAACCACCACATGCGGACGGGCACGGTCATCGGCTACGACCTGCGCGGCAACCACATCGTCATGCCCGACCGCGACTACAAGCACGACCCCGCCGCCTGGCGTATCCGGCCGGACGGAGGCGAGTAGCCGTGACCGACCGCCCGTACCGAATCCTCGTCACCGGATCCCGCGGCTGGGACGACACCACCACCATCGCCGCAGCCATTGAGCAGGCAGTCCTCGACGCCGGAGCCCGGCCCGTTCTCGTCGTCCACGGAGCGTGCCCCTCGGGCGCCGACTGGCACGCCGACCACTACGCCCGCTGGATGCGCAGCAAGGGCGTTGCGATCGACGTCGAGCAGCACCGCGCGCAGGACTTCGGACCCTGGCCGTACTGCGGACCCATTCGCAACCGGCACATGGTCGAACTCGGCGCGGACGTGGCAATCGCGTTCATCGGCCCCTGCACCAGCTCGCGTTGCCGCAAGCCCCGACCGCACCCGTCCCACGGCGCGAGCGGCTGCGCCGACCTCGCCGAACAGGCCGGGATCAAGACCCGCAGGTACACCGCGTGACCCACAGCGCCCCCTGGGCCCGCACAGACAAGGAAGCCGCATGACCGCCAACCCGTCCCTCCGCGACCGCATCGTCGGCATCGCAGGCCCCGACATCGCCGACCGGATCATCGCCGTCCTCGACGAGGAAGCCGTCACCCCCTGCCGCGACGCCGACTGTGTGCGCCGTCGGCGGCACTCCCGTATCGACCGCCACCTCTGGCGCCACGAGGCCAACGCCCCGCTCTCCCGCTGGCTGTTCGGCTGGCGCTGCTTCACCTGCGGTCGGTCGACCTGGCGCCACATCCACAAGCCGGGGACCGCCTCGTGACCCGCGTCGACTGGGGCTGGACCCTCGCCGTCACCGTCATCGTCGCCCCGTTCGCCTACTGCGCCCTCACCACCATCCGACACACCTGGCACGCACTCACACACCGCAACCGGAGAACCCGATGACCACACCCGCCGACGAGGTCCACGCGGCAGCGAACAGGCTGCTTGCCCTCGCCGAAGCCGTCGACCATGACATCGCCACCAACCCGTACTGGTCCGTTGAGCGTCCCCAGCCGCACGCCCACGCGCCGCTGTATGCACGGGGCATCGACCGTGCAACCCCGGCCGCCGCCGCGTTCGCCGCCGCCATGCACCCCGGCGTCGCTGCGGCCATCGCGGCCTGGCTGCAAGTTGAGGCGTTCCAGGTCATGCACAACGGCCGCAGCATCGCCACCACACACCACGCCCTCGCCGTCGCCCGACAGATCAACGGGACGGGAGACCAGCAGCGATGACCGACCGCATCCCGCTCGACGACATGACCAGCGACCAACTCGACGCCCTGTACGACCAGCTCGACGAGGCCCGCGACGGCGAACGCGAACTCGGCACCAGCGTCACCTACTGGGTCACCCTCGCCACCCGACACCAACTCTGGGGCCAACGCCGCTGGACCGCCTGGAAGTCAGCCCGGGTCAGGGCACGCAACGCCGACGCGACCCTCACCCGCGTCCGTGCCCTCCGCGACGACCTCCGCGGCATCACCGGCGCCCGCTACATCGCCGACATGCTCGACAACATCCTCAACTCGGCGGCCGACGAGCGGCCCGGCGTCTACGCGCGCATGGTCAACCGGCCACTCAGCGACAGCACAGTCGCCGCGATCCGAGCCCGGCTGGAGTCCGGCACCACACCGACCCGCCGCGTCCGGTGCCGCCCGCCCGTTCCGTGTCCCGCGTGTGCCCGCGCCGGACAAGCCGGACTCGCACCCACCGAACTGCACCCCGAATGCCGCAACCAGGAGCAGCACTGATGGCCGACCCCACCCCCGCCGCCGAAGCCCTCCTCGCCGCATACGACGCCACCCAACTCGCCGAAATGCACGCCGCCACTTGCGCCCGGATCAAGCGGGTCCGGGCGCTGCACCGGCGGGAGTACGAGACGTGCACGTGGTGCTCGACGAACGACCGGTACCAGGAGTGGCCGTGCCCGACGGTGGCCGCACTCGACGGACAGGAGCAGCCATGATCCGAGACGACGGGGGACTGGCTGTGAGAGCCCTGACAGTCCGGCAGCGGCAAGTCCTCAACCTCGTTGCAGCCGGCCACACCAGCGCGCAGATCGGGCGACAGTTCGGCATCGCCGGCCCCAGCGTGCAACGCCACCTCCACGAGATCTACCAGCAGCTCGGCGCCCACGACCGTGCGCATGCCGTCGCGTTGGCCATCTACCACGGACACATCACCCTCGCCGAACTCGCTCGCATCGCAGCCCCTAAGCCCACTCACGACAGCGGCCCGACCGTCGCCGAAGCGAAAGCCGACGACGACGCGCACTGGAACACCAAGTACGACCGCCCCTAGCCCAGCCCGCACGCCAGCACGCCGCAAGGAGCCACCGCCGTGACCGACGCCCACGTCTGCGCCAGCTGCAACGCCAACCTCTGGGACACCGAACTCGCCGCCGGCCGACACGTCTGCTACCGCTGCGAAGACCGCGCCGCCGAACAACTCCACACCATTCGCGGCGCCTTCAAGCGCCTCGACAGCCTCGACGCCCTCATGAAGGTCAGCGCGGGCAGCGACGGCCCCCGCGGCGCCAGCCGGGAAGCACCCGCACCGCTACGCATCGCGATCCTCAACCAGACCGGGCCCGGCGGCGTCGTCGCCCAGCTCCAGGCCATCGAGGACGACTGGCGGAAAGCCCTCGGCTGGAGCATCGCCCCCACCCGGCACCACGGCGACATCGACGGCGTCACCGTCTTCCTGATCAACAACCTGCCGTGGGCGTGCGAACGCTACGGCGAGATCGCCGACGACCTCGGAACCATCTCCAACATCCACAACACGCTGAACAGCCTCGAAACCGGCGAACGCAAACCCCGCAGCTTCGCCGCCTACTGCGAGACCGAAGACTGCGAAGGCCAGTTGCGGATCACCCTCTGGACCGCTCGCGCCACCTGCCCGACCTGCTCCACCGGCTACGAAAAAGCTGGTCTCGCCGGGCTTCGCACTGAGCTCGACCCCGACCCCGTTCAACAGCCCGCAGCATGACGAACGCCCCCGCAGCCAACCCGGCTGCGGGGGCGTTCCGTTGCGCGGCTACCGGTACCAGTACTTGACGCCCCGGTGGTGCGAGCACGTCCCCCGGAAGTGCGCTGAGTACGAGTACGTCCCGTCCTTGCACTTCGCCGTAGCCCCACGCGGATGCGGCGAGTTGGCTTTGCAGGCGCCCGTCGTGTGATGCGCACACGAG